CTCTAAGTCTAGGTGTCCCAAGGTTTACGGTTTGCTCTATCTTACACACCCCAGAAGGTGCGGCATTAAAGCAAGTCACTCGTGCAGTTTTCTTCCCATCTAGAACATCTGAGGCCGCTGTCACAACTGTAAAATACGTAGAGCCACTTACGAGTGTGTGCCCCTGAAATGCTGTAGCTGATTCAAATCCTCCATCAAATATGAGTCCTGAATCATAAACCAATTGTGAGCCTGTAGCAGTTTGAGTTACATTCTTATTTGGAAATTCAAGCTTGGTAAAATCTACTTCTGTTTGGGCCTGGCCTTGAACTTTATTAGACGAATCCTGCCATGTAGGAGCGGCCGCACCGTTTGATTTTAAAACTTGCCCAGATGTCCCAGCTGCAAGAACTTCCATGGAAAGATCGTCTGTGTAAACTAATCCCCCAAGGACAGGAGTTAAGTTTTTATCAGTCCCCCCATTTGCCATAGGTAAAACACCTGTCACATCAGAGGCAAGATTGATCGGTAAGTTGTCAGAGATGAGTGTCCAGTTGGCAATATCAGAAGCAAACACTGTAGAAGTATGAGCAGTATTACATTGGTAGATTTTATTAGATTCGATTACAACATCATCAAGCGCATAGTTGAAAGCTGTCTCCCAATTAGAAATCCCTCCGCCTGCGCTTTTCCAGATTGTCCCATTAAATACGTTAAGGCTTCCCGATGTAGTGTTGTAAATACATGACCCTGACAATGGAGAAACGATTGCATTTCTCTGCGTCTCAGTCATGGCCGGACAAGGCTTTGAGCTCTCAGTCGTTGAGACTGCCTCGATCTTACCTTGAACAGTTATGTCTTGTTCAAAGGTTACGTCGAACTCTTCAGTTTTTTGGGCCCAAGAGTTTTGGGAAAAAGTTAAGGCCAGTAGAAACAGTAAAAACATTTTCATATTGAAACTCCTTATAGCTTAATTAAAGCATATACGTTTGCATTTTTCATACGGCTTTCTGCTCCACCCGCAGGGGTAGTTGCTATTGGAATAGTTACAGGAAGGCCTGATGTAAGACTTAATACGGTCGCTCCCGCGCTTGTATTAGAAACTCCTGTCTGTCTAAAGGTCGCAGTAGAGCTTCCCCCATGAGAGTGGGACTTGACTTCATCATCCTGGTACGAACCTACATTGTCACCAGTATTTCCCCCAGGAAATAGCGCAGTTCTTGTAGCAGCATCAGGGTCAACCCCTTCACCGTCATCGACAAATCTTAAAGTTCTTCCATTCAGTTTAGGTTTATTAAATGTAGTCGTTCCGTTACCTTCACCCCATGTAGTTCCAAAAATAGCAAACAAGGGTTCAGTTCTTAGTAGCTCTCCGCCATCAGCAAGAGTGTATCCCGTTGGAGGGGCAGTGCCTCCGAAAGGAATTATGGCACCTGTAGGGACTCCGTTAAGGATTGATACCCCAATGCCTGAACCTTCCATTACTCGCCAGTCATTAGTTTCATCCATGTAGATAAATCGGTAAGAAATATTTGGATTGTTCAATACGATTGAAGCGCCGCCCATAACAGTGGCCGAACCACTAAACACTACAGTGACAGGCTCATCAGCTAAGTTGCCTCCGAGGTCTAAAATCGTCATGATCGTTCCGCGAACATTCATGAAGGCGGGGACGTTAAACTGGAAAGCCCCATTTGTAAGAGTTTCCACTCTAATAAGTTTTCTTGCATCTCCGAGAATCATAGTATCGAAGCCGTCATTATCTGAATCGTTATAGATGTCTGACATTTCTACTACACCAGTCAAACTTGACGGTAGAGAAACTGTCGAAGATGCCGTAGGGCCTGCACCAATTTTAAGAGGGATTAGCTTATAAAAGTTAATAAAACCTAAATATTCTGAAGCTGTTTCCACCATTTCAGTCGAAGTATACCTGAGCTCTCCACTAGAAGGGTCAAGGTCAAAGGTAACTCCGGCATTGTCTCCCACTCTAGTTCCGTCTTGCTTGACTCCGGAAGAAGTATATACCACGCTCCTAGTGATGAGTGAGTTATATTCAAGACCACTAACTTCTCGGTGAATAAAAGCCGTAAAGATTACCCCTACATTTGAAGAGGACGGAAATGTGTTACCAATAACAGGAGTAGGGACAGTAATGTTATTTTCAATAGGAGCAGACTGGAAGATTCCTTCTCCTCCTGACACTAACGAAAGTTTTTGAAAATTAAATAGTTTTATAAACCCTTGATGAATTCCTGCAAATAATGTTGACGTGTATTCAAGCTGACCTGTGACAGGGTTAAGTTCAATTGTCACCCCCATATCTGCAGTATCACCGATCTTATCTCCGGCCTTAAATGTGTCAGTGCCGTCAGCATTATAGATTCGAGTAAAAGTCCCTTTAACAATTTTACGCTGAACCACGTCAGACTCTCGAACTAACTGATACTCAAAGCTAATTCCAGAGAAAAATGCATTAGTAAAAATGTCAGGCAATAGTGGTGCTGGAACACTTACATCATTTTCAATTGGAGCAAAGATTGAGTTGCCATCAGAAGTGCTGCCAGTACCGTCTTGGGTCCAGTCAGTATTTTCAATTCCGCCTACTAAAGAATAAAACGCACTTTCTGAAACTACATAAACTTTCAGCCCTTCATACCTATTGATCGCCAGTAGAGAATCTCTAGCTGCAAGGTCTAAGAATACGTACCTACTATCAATAGGCTCATTATTTCCAATTTCAAAACCAAAAGGATACTGTACTGACATTGTTAGCCCTTATGAAAAAATCCAGTTCCCACTAGAAGTTGAACTTGGCACGTTAGTCTCATAGACATTATAAAGAACGCTTGCCCCGTCTGCCATTACTAAAGTTGTAGTCCTCTTCGCCCAGTTTCCAAGTGTTGGCAGTGTAGGGAAAAGAGACTGAACAATGTTTGTCAAATCTCCATAAGATGCAGGGTACGCATAACAGTAATGGTCACTCCCTGCAGAACATGGAGTCGTGGCAGCTCTTGACGAGTTTAAATACTTTGTGAGCCCTTGAATTGCAGCATCAGACAATGGCCGTGTTCCTCTTCCGAAATAAGAAGGGTAGACAAAATTGTAAGTAATAGAAGCATTGGCCACTTCAGCATTCTCCTGAGTTACAGAACCTAAAACTGTTAGCGTATCGGTAAAGCTCATAGTCAGAGGAGTATCAATATTCTGGGAAGCACCTGTCATATCTGCAGGTTTAGAAAATGAATAAGGAAAGCCTCCAATGCCGGTGGCGCCTGAAACTCCTGGCCCAGAGATTGCCATTGATGCACTTGCAAGGTCAGCTTCACTCCCACGAGTAAGTACTAGCCTGAGGTTTGTTACGTTAAAAGGAACGCCTTTTTCTTTATTACCACCGTGTCCTGGCGTTGACTGAATAGCAATCTGTGGTGGAGCGGTGACAAAATCAAACAGCTGTATTAATGCATCCGTAAGTCCTGTCGTTGTGACATACCTTCCAAGAGTAGCAGACTGCCCTTCAAAAATGCCTGACTTGGCTTCAAGGGCCCCTTGAGCATTAAACTCTAGGTAGTCCCCTTCAGCTCCGTTGAGATTACCCATTGACGACTGCAAGTTTGCAATCTGTTGCTGAAGCTCCAAGATATTAATCTGAACTTCGTCAGCACTCATAGGAGTGTATGGTGTCTGAAGTAAAACTGATCTTTCAGAGTATTTAGCCACTAGGCTTAACAGGTGGTAAATTGCTTTAATATGCATGGCCAGACGGTCTAACGACTTATTAGTCGTGACAGCAAGAAGAGAGTTATTTGACAGCGTTGCAGGCTGTAAAGCGTTTTCGATAAAGTGAATGACTAATACCCATCCAGTCTTTAGAAACCCTGAAGCCGTTAGCCATTCTTGACGAGCAGGGATAGGTCCTACCCAACCTGGCGGGACATCAGAAGCATCAAGAAGAGTGAGAGAAGTACTAGGTTTAGCGATGTTTTGAAAAGTAAAGTCTGTACCTTCAACCAGTTCTATTTCTGCATCAGCGATATCTACTTTTTGCTGGCCAAAAGATAGTGTTCCCGAAGAAGGGTAGGGTCTAAAAACATAAGCTTTTAAAGTAGTATTTTCATAGGTAGGGTACGTGATAGGGTATACCTTCACGTTATCTGCCCCAATATAATGCACGTATGATGGCGTGTTAATTGCTACTGTCATTATTCCCACTTCTCCACTTTCTTATATGCGCCTCTAAGAGCTCCCTCAACCTTCTCTTCTGAGTATAATTCCCCTTTAGTCTTAAGTAAATCCAAGATGTTTTCAGCTTTTGAAATTGAAGTAAATGGATATCCTGTCATTAAGGAAGCCCCTGTCTGAACTCCTCTTTTCTGAGCGGCTGTCATAGGGTAAGGTGCCCAAAGAGCTCCTTCCATAACTGCTTTCCCACCTTTGTAAACTGAACTTACCGCCGAAGCTAGAGGATTTACTGAAGGTGTTGCAAAGTTTGAAAAGATATCAAACCCTCGTACGTATGGCCCACCAAAATATCCAAACGTAGCACTTAGTACTCCCATTTCAATTTTCTCCTGCTCTTCCTCAGGCGGTTCATAAAGTTTTGCTGAAGGAGTCATGGCTGATCTTACAATTAAATCTACTGAGCCCCCAAGCCCTGCTAAGGTAAGCCCAACAGCAAAGGCTGAAATGTTTCTAGTTACTCGCGCGCCTTCTCTATTGTAGGCAGCGAAAAGCTGTCTTCTACCTGAATAAAGATGTAGGGCTGCCATATTGACAAGCTTCTGGTAATAGCCTCCTCTCTGCCCTTCAGATGATGCGGAAGCTTCATATCCTGTCACTACCGCTCGGACAACGAAATCGGCCTTTCGCACGGCTTCAGAATCAGTCTTTCCTTCTTTTAACGCCTGCGAATACGCCGCTCTCCAAGCAATTTTTTCTAGGTTATTCTGAGTAAACTTCATAAGATAAAGACTAAACGGTGCCACATACTTATCTCTAAATACTTCGTAGTCAGTATAGACTTGCTCAATTGAGTTCTCTGAATCAATAAAGAATCTCATAAACTGCGCTTCTCTTGATTTCATATAGTCCGACATTGCTGATGGGTCAACCCCTGTAAGCCCTAAAGTCGAAAGTGTTCTAAGGGACTCAATCCCTAAAGATACAGGGTTAATCTCGGTCAATGCAGGCACAAGTCCAGAAGTTAAGTTTACTACCGCCGAAGTTACGCCCACTGCATACTGAGTAAGAGGTAAGTTTCCTGCAACAAATCTTTGAAACGAAGAGGCGTCCGAAGTATCAATAACTGTTTGGTTTCGTACTGCACTTATCCACCCATTAATTATCCCTCTTTCAATTGTACGCCCTTTGCGGTTAGTGAATGAAGGCTCAAGCGCGCCAACTCTCTTCTCATTAAGAAGCGCTGTTACCTGATCATTATTTATAACTGAGGCAAAAGTATCAAGCCCTTCCTCAAGAAAGTAAGTTCTTAATGCAGTATCTACATAGCTTGAAATCCTGTTAAGAGACAAATCTACAGGCTCTTTACCAACTTGATCTGACCTAGACTTAGTCATGTATGAAGGCATAAATCTATACAGTTCAAAAAAGCTTTCTTTAAATGAAGAGATATCTGCCGAAGTCTGAAGTTTATTAGATTGTGAATACCCCACAGGGTAGTACCCTCCGACCATTTCCACTCCACCGACGGTAAATGGGGAAGCTTTAACTTTACCTACCATGATTCCACGCTGTCTTCTGTAGACCTCTTTAATCATAGGGTAGAGAGTATCCATGACTTGCCATACAGTATTAATAGCTCTTAAGTCTGCGTCGGTGATAACTCCATCACTGTATAGCTGATCAAAGTCCGCAAAAAGATTTTTTTCATCTCCTCTAATTTCTGTAGGAGAGTCAATATCTATTAGGCCATTCGATAATAACAGCCTTTCCCTTCCTGAATCTGAGCCTGATAACAGTAGTGCAGTTAAAAGCTCTCCCTTATTCTTATAAGTAAATTTCAAGTTAGGAGAGAAAATAGGCTTACTATAGTCTGACTCATTATCTAACTCTACATACTTCCCTAAAATAGTAAGTAGAATATTTTCTTTTGATCTAAACGAATCTTTAAAAGCATCATATAGTTTCTGACTAATATCGGCTTTCATAGAAGTTAGTTTAGCTTCATTGTTAATAATGTCTTCAAGAACTTTATAGATTCTAGAAGCTAGGTATTCTTCGTCAGTCTTGTACAGAGTCCTAAACACTGAATGAATATCTCTAAACTGAAACGGCATTTTAGTTCTAAGGTTTAACTTTCTCTTCGCTTTATCTAAGGCAAATGTTAAGTCTTGAATTATCTCGGCCCGGTCTCCTTCACGTACACTTAACTCGGCTTGTCTTACTCTTTCTGCGATATGAATACCGTACTTAATTGTGCTATCAAGGTATATTGTAGCGTTAACCGATGCAGGTCCGTCAGCTTTAGACACTTCCGAAAGAGTCTGAAGCATGCTATTTAAATCTTGAACATCTTCTTTAGTGATTACACTCATGGTCTCTGGGCTGACAATAGTAACAGCATCATAAATAATTTTTTGCACTTGCTGAAAGTCAAGTTCTGGCGATACATCAAGTGCTTCTGCAATAGCGTCTTGAATTTTTGCTTCTGTCATAGGGATGAAAGGTTTTACTTCTTTCCCCTCCCCTATAAGTGCTATTGCAAATTTAATGTGATTGATAATCTCAGGAGCAGTGCCAGTCTCAATATTTTGAGTTCGAGCTCGGGCAAAATCTCTGATATTTTTAATAGCTCTTTCAAGTTTAGGTCTTAGCTTAACCCCTTCGTTAAGAATGTAAGAGGCCAAAACTTCTTCTTCCTTAAACTGAAGGGAAGCCTCAATTCGACCTGTAGAAAAAGCATTTATTACAGCATTGTTTGCTTTATTAACAGAATTTTTTAATCTGGCGAAAGTGATGTTTCTCGTCGGCATTTTAAGAATAGAACGTATTGCTTTATCTTTAAGCATCTTTCCATACGCCCCTCTTAACTGAGGAGACTGTTTGCTCATAACTTTTAAGAAGTCTCTTGACTGAGTTGGGTACTCCGCAACCATAACTTGAAGTTGCTTTTTAAGTAGCGTAGGAAGCGCGCTTGCGATACCTTTTTCAAACTCTTCTTTAATCTGTTTGTCCGTCTTTAAATTTGGGACTGACTTCATGACTAGATTTTTTATGCCTTCAGCAATGCTGTTTGCAATACTTGAAACTTCTTTGTTGATTCGAGTCCATAGTTCTGCATCCGTGTCTCCTGACATAATTGAATAGTCTTCAAGCCTTGTCTCTGATCTTGGCTCAGAAATCATGTCTAAGATTCTTAGGGAAACTCTGTCCATGTATTTCTGTTTTAAGTCGGTACGTCTTATCTTTCCGATAAGCCCTAATTCAATTAAGTCTAAAAGACCGTTAATTGCAGGAGATTCTGAAGTGATAATTGCAGTTCTGACATCTTCATCTGAAAGACTGTCAGTACTCATCCTCTCAATCTCTTTTCTGAATTTAGTTTGGTTATAGTAAAACATAATAAATTCTTTTGCGATAAGCTTATACTTCACACTTGAAAGCTTCTGAAGCATCTCAGGGCCCTTGGCACCAAGAAGCTGAACAGGAAGCTCAGGAAAGTTAAACAGTGGAGTTATTCGAGTAAGAAAATCTTCTGCAATATTATATACAGTCCCAAAGACTTTTGAGACATCTGCATTAGGCCCTACTGCCTGCGTGTACTCTACTGCAGCGTTTGATGTCTCAGGAGATACTAAATGCTCCACCCCTTTAGCAGTAAAGTTTTTAGTGTATAGAAAAAGCTTTACAAATTCTTCTTTAGCTTCCGAAGGTAGTTCTCCTTGAAGAATAAACTTCTCCATAGTGGTAGCAAATTTTTCATGAGTAAGAGTTCTTACTGTAAGAGCATCCCCTGATTGATTCTCGACCACTTCCCCAGACTTGTTCATCTTTCTTTTGTTAGCGTAGTCAGGGTTAGGGTGCTTCATAGAAACTTCTTCACTAGGGAATTGTATCGCTTTAACGATATCGTCAACTCCTAAGAAAATTTCAGTTGCCTTAATTACTTCTAAGTAATCAGACTGCTCTTGAGTAGGCTCTGGCAGTGCCATCAAATAGCCTTTATCTTCTACCATTCCATTTAAAATATAATGGGCCATTTCATGAAAGATTGTTAGGGTGCTTCCTCCCGAACCAATATTGTAGCGCTGTCTGCGGATATTTGCAGGAAGGGATGAAACCCCGTCCATAGAGTATTCCACATAAGCGCCAGGGTCAGTATAGTTAATCACTAGACTTGCCGTTAAATCTTTCGCAGATACTCCGAGAACTTTTGCTCTCTTGATAATCACTCTTGTAGCCACTGCAGTTAAGTTTGGAATAAACTGAGGGTTTTCATTCAGAATGTCAGGAATTCGATCAAGGATACCTTTTACTAATGTGTCAGCAACTTGTGCGTACTCTTCGGCAGATTCTTCTTGGTACAAATCTAAAGTCTGCTCTTGCCCACGGTTATTAATTACTATAGAGTTTTGCCCTCTCATTTGAATAGTTACGCCTTCCATAGGCGCAATAACTATATTAGGAATTACTTCCCCTTCTAAACTTTTTCTGGCCATCTCTGCTTTAGGAGCAGATACTTCTTCAATTTCTTTTTCAAGCCTCTGATGGATTTCTTCCGCTTGATGCCCATGAATATCATTCTGAGGGTGTACCCCAAGAGCCACCACTGCAGGGTACTTCATTGATCTTGCAATAAATATGTTGGCAGGAATTTCAGTGACCCCACCTTCGTTTAAATTTTTTCTAGCTTCTTCTTGTATTTCAAAAGGAAGACTTTCGATAAAGTCGTTAGTGCTTTCTCCTAGCGCAGCTTCTACTTCAAGCATGTCTAGCTGAACTCTAACTTCTCCATCGGCCGAAAGACTTTCGATTGTATTAGAATTATCAGGAGATACTTGGGACTCTTTCATTGCGTGAGATAAAAGTTCTTCTGCCTTATCTTCCGTAATGGCCATTTCATCAAGTTGGTTCTGGACTTCTAATACTGCTTTAACAAACGCTTTTGCACTGTCAGCTTGAGTAGATTCTTTATAGACTTGCTCTGCCTTAGCTTTTCTTCCTAAAAGGTCAGAAGTTGTGGCCTTCACGGTCTTAAGCCCTTTACCTGCTACTGCTACAGTACCGCCAAGTATTGCCCCAGAAACCCCTTCCTCTACCGCTTGGGTAATATTTTGACGAAACTTCTTAGGGGTTAAACGCCCTTTATATGCGTCCATCCCTGTTTCAGTTACAAGTGAGCCCCCCGCCTCTTCGATGAATTCTCCTGCAGGTTTTGAAGCTGCAGATACCGCGCCCGCAGTAACCTTTCTGATTTTAGAAATATCCGATAGCGATTCAGGCTTAATGTATTTTACAATTTTTGAGCTCCCCGCGCCTGCGAGCTTTCCTAAGAAAGTTTCGATAAGACCTGTGGCAAGACCTTTAGCGCTGGCTTCAAACCTCATGCGAGTAATAAAGTCTTTATCAGCTCTTACTTTTTCAATACTGATATTCCCCTTATTGTCGAGGTATTTAGGGTCTGATAATTCTTCCGCTACGTATCCCCCAAACTCTGCAAATGACCCTACAGCAACTGACCCTGCGGTAGCTCCTTTTGCCGCTCCAACTGGCCCTGCAGCTAGTCCTCCTGCAGCCGCCCCTGCAGCTCCGCCAATAATACTGGCACCTACTGTAGAGGCTGCCGATAGGGCTCTTTGAAATTCAGCTAAAGCAGTTTCAGGGTCTTCATAAACCATCTTAGTATAGTCAGAAAATCCCGTAGTTTCAGACTTCCAGAATGCTCTTACTTGATCAATTGCCGGGCCCGAAAGATCATTCTCTTCCGCCATTCTTTTTGTTTCATTTGCAGTAGCTACAAAATCTTCAAGACTTTTTGTCCCATATAAAAAGGCGGCAGCATTCGCACTGTTGATTACAGGGACTGCGTTTAAAGCCCCTAGCTTCTCCCAATTTGAAATAGCTTTTCCATTAGCGATCTGCTTCGCCTTGCTTGCAGTCTGCTGAACTTTAACATAGTTATTTTTAACAATATCGAGGTTCTCTTTTGAACCTCCTGCAAAGTTAGCAACGGACTTTTCACGCTTGGCCAGGTTTGGTAAATCCGCTTCTAGCCTAATGGTATTAACATCTTTATCTTTAAGGTATTCAGGAATATCTTCTTCAAGGTATACGCCTCTTGAAAGAGCTTTAATTTCTTTTGATGTGTTTGGATTAACTTGCTTCTTATCGTACCCGCCCATGACAGCCTGAACACCGGTAATAGTGTTATCTCTGTCATTCATTTCGATAAGGTTCAGCTCTGCTGCAAGGTCTTTTTCAAAGCTATTATCAACTTGTTTGAGCTCTTGCGCTAGCGCCTGCTCAAAGTCAGTCTGGGTGCCAAGTTCTTTCTCAAGTTCTTTTTCAAAGTCATCCATATCATGTTCCTATTTTAAGGGTACTGATATTAAGGATAGACTACTTGGCCTGTTTTTGTCTTCTCTTAATTGAGATGATGGCATTCCTCAGAGTCTTCTCATCCACATTAGGCTGTGCCCTTTTGGCGCGCTGCAATTCTTCCGCGGTCACAGTAATGTCCTCGCCAAAGTCAGGATTTGGAATAGTTTCTTGTGATATGCTTGTAGGCACTTTAACTTTGAAATCCCCGACTCCAATAGTCTGTGGAACTTCAAAGGGCCCAAACTTTTTAGGTACTGTTAGGTAAAGGTCTTTACGTGCTCGATCAAGTAACTCTTTTTCAATAACTGCCCTATTAAACTCTTGAGGTCTTTCGTTAAGAATCTTATAGTATTCAGATTTAAGCTTAAGCCTATTTTCAGCCATTCTAGTAGGGTGCATAACCTCTCCATTTTTTTCTAAATGAAGCATTTCTATAGTATTTCCTACTCTTTCAATAGCAGATGTTTCGTACTCCCCTGTAAGTAGCCCGTAGCGAGAATCAGATTTTTTCTTAGCGGCGATCTGTCTTTTAGTTTCAAACATCTGACGGTCTCTTGCGGATATCCCTGCGACCCCGTCAAGGTTTATTCGATCAAAAGATTCTGGGTTAGCGATAAGTCTTTCTTCTAGTGACTTTACTACGTCAGGGTCTGAAGCAATATTCCCTCGATAAAACTGGTTGTAGTCTTCTAGGGCCTTATTAAAAGTTTCTCCATCAGTAATTTGCTGAAGTCTGTTTAGGGCTTCTTTAGGTTTTTCCTGTCTCAGTAATTGAAGAACTTCACTTCTCGCAGAAATATTATTGTCTCTTATTTCTCTGTCTCTGGCATTGTACAACCCGTCTGCGAGAGAGCCTGCTTTAATAGCAATGTCAGCGTCTTTAGTTCCTACAAATATCTTTGACTTAATATCCAGTATTGAAGCATTGTCAGGGCTACTTTGAATTGCGCTTGATGCAAGCTGATATGCGATCTCTCCCTTGGCAGATGCTTTTCCTGCGGCCAAGGCTTTAAATGCTGCCTCCCTATCTTCTAGGGTCATGTAAGATTCAGAATTCCCGTATGCATCAAATGCTTTTTGGGCCATATCTAAAAGGTCTGTTCTTTTACTTGCAGCAAAAGTTTCAATCCCTTGAAGTAGGGCTTTTGATCGAGCCTGTACTTGAGCTTGCCTTAACTCAACTTCTCGGTTCTCTAAACCTTTTGCTACGAAAGAATCTTTTACTGCCTCATCAAGTTCTTTAATTTTAATTGAGAATGGGTCAGGGTCAGTACCTGACTCCTCATCTCGAAAAGGGATTATTTCAGATATCTTGTTAGATGCCTCTTGCATCTTTGTCTTGATATTTCCTGCGGCCAGAGAATCTAGTCTTAGCGTTTCCTCAGAGTATGCTTTTACTGCGTATTTATTTTTAAAGTCAGTAGTTGCATTGTTTCTTTCTTGATCGAAAATATACCTGTATTCTTCAGGAATGTTTTCTCTTTCTTTTTCAAAATCCCCAGACATCTTTTCGAGTAAAGGCTGACTGTCAGTAACTACTTGGGAACCTCTAAGCTCTGCAAGTTGAGCTTGATATAGTTTTGCGGTTTCATTAATTCGGTTTTTAATGGAAACCTTAGCAATGGCATCACTTCTATTTTTTGCTCTCTGTACTCTTAGGTTTCTGTTGTACTCAGTATTGTACGCATTAACTCCGGTACTAACCGCTTCTGTTAAAGTATTATCTTGAAAAGGAGCTACCTTAGCTTGATTAGGTTGAACTTCTTTAGCCTTTGCTCTTTGTAGTTGTTGTGGTGATCTTAGGCCCATAAATTTTCCTTTTTACTCTGCAGCAAAATCTTCTGAAGTTAATGAAGATGTTATCCCGCCCGCCGCTGCTGCTCCTGCAGTACCCCCGAAATATCCACCCACTGCAGAAGCTGCAGTTGATACGATTCCAGAAAACACGGCGTTTTTCTTTTGGGCTCTTGCAAGACCTTCGGCTCTCTTCATTTCAATCCGTTGAAAGTTAATATCATAGACAGATCGCATAAGGTTAACTTCCTCAATCATGGCATCATAGATTCCCATAGTCTCATAAGAATTAGAAACCTTTTGTGCGCCTGCAGAGTTTAAGTTCTGCCCCTGAGCAGCTAATGCTAATTGAGCTTGGACAGAGTTTTCCTCTCCCTGCCTTTTAAGGTCAAGCATTGACTGTCTGCTTTGCTGAATTAAAATCCCTTCGGCCCTGTCGAGCTCTAAAGCATTAATCTTGTTTTGCTCTTTTAAGGCATCATAGGCGGACTGAACATTACTAATGTTCTGTATTGCAGATATAGCCGTCATCCCGCCTGCAATCGCTGCAGACTTTGCTCCGCCTGAAGATTCAGTTTTAGTTCCAGTAGTAGAAGTTTTCTGCCCTTTCGAGGTTATGAGTTCTTTGCTTGCATTAGGGTCAACTAGAGGTTGCACTTCCCTGCGTCGAAGATTTGGATTACTAAAAGAGCTAGTAGCCCTTGCCGTATTATTGGTTGTAATATTAGAGCTAGTATTGATTCCTGCAATTTCTGACATATTACACGCTCACATTTCCTTTAGGGGTAATACTCGAAATTGAGAACCCTCTAAACGGTTTACTTCTTAAGCGTACCATTCCGTCTTTGTTCCAACTAGCAGAAAAAGAGTACTCTTTAACGCCATTGAATTTAACCGGAGCCGTCGGGCTCTGGTCTGTAGTAAACTCAATGTCAGTCAAGTACTCGTCTGACTGATCAGCTTCCCCTATTAAAAGTGAATCTGTTTTATATAAAGAAACCGAAATTGCTGAAATAAGTTTTCCTGCATCAGAAATTGAATCCCCCTGCCCAACAGCAACTTCTATTGGTAAAGTCTGAACTTCGCTTATGTAAGGTATTCCCATATTAATACTAGAAAAGAACTGACCATTAAAATCTACTTCCCAGAAAAAGCCGTCAACCCCCATATCACGGTAGACTGCTTTAATAGGCGGTACATCTTCCGTAAGGTCGCAAATTACTTCTCCATCTGCAAATAGCCCTATTGGAATTTCTGCATCTGCCACGACAGGAATATTTCGAGCTTCTGCCATAGCTTCGAAGTACGAGTTATTGTACTGTGCAGGTACATATAATTTATTTGCCGCAAAAACTGCGATGCCGGAGATGCCTGCTAAATAGTCGGCGCTTTCAAAATTAGAGTTTTGCTCCGATAAGCTGTACATTTTAAAAAACTTATCTCTAAAAAGTTCAGGTATTTCTTGGTCAAACACAAGTTCATGCGGGCCTGCGCCTATTGCCTGAAGCTCTCCTGTAATAGAGTGTTCTGCCCCTTGGCTGTCTTTAATGAAAAACTTAATTGCAAATTTTCTATCCCCTAATACTCTTGCATATTGCTCTGGAATAGGTGCTGTCACCACTGTACCCTCTGCAAAAAGCTCTATAGGTATCGTTGCCCCTTGGTTCCAGTCAGTAATAGAAGGGTCAAAAAATGCATATGTATTTGTAGGAGAATTTAGGAAATACGAATCAAATATCACCTGAATAGGGCTATTTATTTTCAGATTCTCCCACGAAACTCCCGTGTCAAAAAACCCCTCTCTTAAAGAAAAATCTACGTACGGGTTAAAGAACTTTGAAGCGCTATTTGTAGAAGTTAAATTGGTATACGGAAGCATATAGTATCTAATTGCTGCGCCTCTGTTACGGTAAAAAACTCCTCCGATATACTCCTCTATGGCTTTAAGCTTTAAAGTAACTTTATTTTCTATTAGTGCTGTAGGCACTGACTTAACAATAGGGTTTTTCACTACCTTACTAAGCCCAAAAACTCCATCAGTTCCCGTAAGTTCAATAAGCCTGTTTCGTTCAGTTAAAACCTGGGCCCTAATTTGAGATGTGTCTGGGCCATTGAGAATTTTCATCGCGATGATCTGATCGCCATTATCTTCAAAAATATGTCTTGAAATAGGTAGAGCGTCACCATACGAGACCTCTCCTTGAGAAGTAATTCTTATGAACCCAATACTTGGTACGCCTTCCATCGCAAAAAATGTGTATTCTCCAAAAGTGCAAGGTGCCACGCTTGCCTTACTCCCTACTTGAAAAACTTTAATAGGGTTTAATACTAGGGGACTTAATGTGCCTGATTCGTCCCCCATAAATACAAATACTGATTTATTAGTAAATGCAATAAGTCTTGATGAAGCCGCTAAGTGAGTTAGGTATCCCCCAGATTCCTCAGGGACTTGAAAGCTAAAAGCTTCCGCAGGGTTTAATATTAAAGGCAACGACATTTGTTCTGGAGCATTTAATTTCGAAGCAAGTATCGTATTTGATGTAGCTTCTGTTTCAAAATTTTCTGACTTGCTTAGTGCAGCAAAAAGTCTTGACTGGTAAAAAGCCGCTGAAATTATTTTATTAGGGGAAAAAGTCGAAAATGATGTGTCTCCATCCATTTCAATAATTGACGGCGTTTGAATAAAAAATGATCTATCCATAGGAGGAGTGATAGAACTATCTGACTCCCCGCTATCTGTAACATTTATAGTAAAAGTGTCAGAAGAGCTTTTGTAGACTGGGAACCTATTTACTAGACTAAATGATGTAGTGTAATTAGGGTCATTTTCTACCCCTCTATAAAGACTAAAATATTTGTACTTAGGCACCCACAGGGCGTCTTTGCCAAGCCAAATATTTTCTATTTTTAATTTAGTTCGGTAGCCCGAAACAGGGAAGTAAAGAGCCCCTGAACTTGTAGCGTCCACCCATTGGGTAGATACTATGTTAATTGCAGGGTCAATATTTGAAGATGCAGTATCGTTACTTCGTACTGCTAAAAATATTTCTTCGCACCCATCCTGCCTTGTCGCTGTTAATATGTAAGATACTCTTGAAGTGGCAGATGGAGCAGTACCCTCTCCTGATGCAGTAATTTTTACTTTAGGGCCAGATTCACGTATCGTAGCATTAAGCTGCCCCCCAAAGTTTGCTATAGCTCTTATCCCTTTATTAAAAGTCGAAAAAGGGCCTGCTTCAGGTTTAAAAAATTTTAAAGCAATAATTGTTTCAGTGTAATACCCTCCTACAGGGTCGCCATTAAAGTAGCCACTTACGTCACTAAAATATCCCGAATAAAGTTTTATTGCAGGAGTCACTATTAAGTATTCTGAAGACATTGTAAAAGATAGTTTTATATCGTCTGGAATCTGTATTTTTCCGGCTGAAACACCCCCTGTACCAAACCTAGGAAATAAGGAGTTTTTAATGTGAAGCTGGTCCATTATGTCTTCACCATCTAAATACAGGCTGTACCCTCCCGTAACAGGAATCTCCCTAAAAGCAATGGTATGGACGACTTTAGTTATTGGGTGTTCAAAAATGATTACGTGAGGGACTTGCGCATCCGTAGCATCGAGAGCAGAGTCAAGACTTCCTCGATATGTGGTCCCCGCTCTTGTTGCAATCCCGCCCGAAGCTTTTACGATTACGTTTTCTGCTTTGGCCAGACCTTGCTGATAAGTTACTTCGTTAGGTGTATAGTATTTCTCAGGAGAGATTTCTCCCATGGTAAATGAATACTGGCGGGCTTCTCCGTTATTTGCCATAAACTAGTATCCTCGTCTGACTTGAATAAAAGATGAATCCATTTCTCTAGCTTCAGGCTGCATGGCCAGATCATCTGAAATACATTTCTCAATTTCATTTTGTGCGTTAGGAATAAATGTATTAATCATTTGGGGCCATTTATTTGAGATGATTTTAGGACCCGTTACTAGCGCTAGGTGGTACGAAAGAGCTAATGAAAAATGCATTGGAAAATCATAGTCTGGGCTGATATTAACTGTATAATCTGCATGCGCTTCTGGCACGTTTGTCCAGATTTCAGTGCCAGTCCCTACGTTAACTTCAATCCATCTGCGGGCGTATTCTTCCGAAACGTCGACAAGAGGGAACTTACCTTGAGGAGCAAGTCTTCTAATTACGAGGGCATCAGCGGGGTATTGAAACGCGTACGCGTACCCGGCAGAAGGCGTAGATAAGCCTACTGGAAGAGCCGCAAATGTACGAGCAAAAGCCCATGGGTGCTGTCTTAATAGAGATTCAAGGGCAACTTGAAACCATTGTTTAATGGTCCTGCCTTGAGGGGTAGTGTCAGTTTCAAAATCCCCTATAGGGATTGTCTGACCAAGATTTGATAGGGCTAAATTTGCAATCTGATTTCGATTCATAACTTAACCCTACCATTTAATGTAAAATTAGACTAGAGATTGTTCTGTGTTCTCAGAAGCTTTAGTAGAAGCTTTTGCCTTCACAGTAGAAGATTTAGGTTTAGATTTTTCTGCTTTAAAATCTTTTTCGGCTTTTTTCAACTCCTCAAGAGATTCTTCGCTAATTTCAAACCATGCAGGAAGACCTTTAACGCCTTTCTTAATCGGGTAATCGTATGAATGCTTGTCGCCTTTCATATAAAAAACTCCGCCGCGATAAGCGTCTGCAATACATTTACCTGAAATTTTAATGTGAGTTTGTGACATAGATATCTCCTGTGATAAGTGCGGGCACTAAGGCGTAAAGATTTCTCTCCACACCTTAGGCCACTATTTAACTTAGTTGAATTGTTTTGCTGTCGGGATGAAAGCCGTTACTTTACCTTTAGTTGAGTCCGAAGTAAGCGGAGTGTATCTCAGAGATACATATTGCTTATTAATGCCCATAGGTAAATGACGGATTGCTAAACGGTACCCAACCTTGAAATCCGCTGCCGGAATTACGAAAGTATAAAGCACGTCTGGCGTTCCCATGTTCGCATCTGCTGACTGAAGAACTTCTACCCTTACACCGCCCGAAGCTCCTACAAGGTTTTCAACAACTGCAACCTCAAGAGGGATTAAAGCAGCATCGAAGTCATTAACATAAGCGTTTTGCGCTAATGCCAATCGAGGAGTATTGGCCGGAGCTCCCATATCAAGAACATTAGTAGAAAGAATGGCCGTAGCCGCTACTCCTACAACTGTTTGAGCCTGAGAGAAGGTCGACTGATAATCTTGGTACATATTTTCCGCCTTTAAAAAAGTGAAACTTATTTAATAGAAAGCACCCTACTTATTGTAGGGCATCCTCGTCGTTTAAAATTGCTGATGTCTCACGGATTTGGATACCGCGGAACTTAAGAACTTCTGAACCGTTCTCAATTTCCGAGCGAGTAAACCCTGGCATTCCCATGTCAGTCATGAAATCTAGAGCAGCCACTACAAGAGTGTTTGCGTAGATGAATGACTTACCTTTAACCATAGTACGCCCTTCCCACTGATAGTATGCAAGCTTCATTAGGCCTACGATATTCTCAGCTGTATCCGTAAGAGTTGATTCAACTTCCACATCCGTAGCGTCAAGGAAGTTTTGGTCAACAGTTACTTTATTTACTCCGCTTGAGAAGTACTTGAAAGTCTTCTGAGCGTTTACAAAAGAGTTAAGAGCATCAACTGAAATCCCTGCGATACGAACAACGTATCTCCAGTCACGAAGAGAAAGTCCTACGTGCCATGAGAAGTCATCACGGTATACGAAGTATGTTCCTTCTGGACCTTCTTTGTTGATCTTTCCGTTGTCTACTTGCTTAACACCTGCATTTGCCCCTTTAGGGTAGATATAGTGACAAGTTGAACGGTCCCAAGTGATCATCCAGATTGACGTACAGTCATCTGAATTTGCAATTGTTCCTGTTCCGTGGATAATATTTTTTCCGTTCTCAGCTGTAAGGTCTGAGTAACGCTGAACAAGACCTTTAGGAGCTCTCGGATTTGAATCAGAGTTTCCGTAGATGATCATTGTCTCAAAACCTTGACCAAGAGCCTCGATATGGTCTACTGCCTCTTCAAGGCGAGCAGATTTCTTATCTTCAGCTTTTTCGTAGATATCAATGTAGTCTGTTTCAATTTCTGAAGCAGAAGCTAACACTGAACATGTATCCTCTACAGGCATTTTGTTTCCGCGTGAAGCAGGAACACCGCCGTAAAGAGCCTTGAGAACGTAAGTAGGAAGACCTTTCTTGATCAAAGTCTTATGCTTCGTACCGTCGTTACACGGAAGAGCAAGCCCGTCTTCGATAAGAGGCTTGTTTCTCGAAGCAAGATTGATCACGTCAGCTTCTGACATGTCTTTATCCATGGCAATAGCCAAGTCTTTAAATGAGTAAAAATTTTGCGATAAAACAGCCATTGCAATTTCCTTTGTTAAGTTTGCAATTTACTAATATTAATTTTATTGTTCGGTATTTATTTACCAGCGTCAACAACTATTTTACATTCCTTTGTAAAATTTTGAAGCCACTTGAGAAGTACCGCTTTCAGATTTACTGTCCATAGGGGCACTTTTCCCTTTTCCAAGATCAGTATCTGTGGCCAAAATCTTCTTTCCTACATTAACTAAAAACTTTGCCAGCTGAACATTATAGTTCATTTCAGGGTCTTTAAAAAGCTCAATAAACTCTGGGTCTCCCCCAAAAGCTTTAAGTGCTTGCTTCATATAGTTTTTATTTTCAGGGGTGTGAAGCTCTGCGGTGTTTTTAAACGCATTAACCATTTCATTTCTTCGCGTTTCTTTTAGCTGCTCAACATGAGAGAAAGCCGCTTCGTATGAGTTTTCGCGCATTTTAATTAGGTTTTCAGCTTCTTGTTTCGAAAGTTTCATCCTCTCTGCAAACTCTACAATTTCTTCAAACTCTGCATCTGAAATAGGGCTTTCTTCTGAAAGCTCAAGTTCGTATGGCTCAATCTGAGAAACTGTTTCCTCTGCAGGAGTTTCTTCAGTTTCTTCTCCGGCAGCGGGCTGTGCAGGAACTTCTTCGTCTTCACCTGCTATTCCGCCTTTAATAGGCTCATCAGATGAAGAGTCCTGGGCCTGAGTCGTCTGATTCGATTTCGTCGAGTCCGAAGTGTCTTCCGAAGTCGAAGTCTTCACCTCTGCTGTAGTCTCGTCCTTTTTGATCACTGTCTCTTTTTTGCTCATCTTCCTTCTCCTTAGATTTAGATTTTGCTTCTTTCATCATCATGAAATATTGATCTTCGCAATGTTCTGCTAGGTTTCCCATTAACTGAAGTCCGATTCGACGCTTGCCTTCAAGTAGAAGCATCTCTTCAAAGCTTCCTTGAACTTGATCGTACACTCCACAAAATGAAAGCAGGCTCCATATTACGGCCCTGCCATTTGTAGTACTCATTAAAAATTTTAAATCGTCTGCTTTCATTATAATCCTGTGGCCTGAAGCATATTATCTAGCATAGAACCTTGTCCAGTTTTTGCTTCTGACAATGTCTTAGCTATCTCTGCCCCTTGAGCTTGCTGCGCCTGAGCTTGCTGCGCCTGCATTGCCTGTTGCTGTTGGGCATTAAGTGCTGCGTACTCATCTTCAGTAAGAAGAAGGTTAGGGTCATACCCAATGCTATCAGCGTATTTACGTACGTAATCTTCAGGCTTAATAATTTTAACAATTGATGGGTCGTTAAATGTCTGGCCCACTTGCGCCACTACTCCTAGCATTCTTTCCATTGTATTAAGGTCTGAAGCTTTCTGCGCTAGTGCAAGAGTAGAAACATATTCAATTCTCACGTCTGATTTACCGTCAGGGCTAATAAGCTCTTTAGGCTTCTCAGGAAGTCTACCTGCTCTCCCAAGAAGGTGTCTTGCATTTCCAATAAGAACGCTTCCAATATCAAAATCCCACTGGTTAAATGCAGGGCCTAATAATTGCAACTTCTCACCTGCGCGAGCTTGGATTTCTTGCGCAGATACGTGAGACTTTAGGTCTTGTCCGATAAGCATTTTAAACAAATCGACGTAGTATGCTTCTTCAATAATTTCTTTGTATTCTGCCATATCACCGATGAGGTCTGCGATCTTGGCATCTACTACGAAAGCGGGTTTAAAAGATGCTCCGGCTTCCATGTTCTCGACGTAGGTAATTCCTCCGGCAAGAATAGAAGATTGATGTCTTCTCATAGATACAGGTGCCACCATTGGAGGGGCCACTGATTTATCGATAGCGTTTAGGCGCTTTCTTTGCATTTCTTGATAAGTCATAATATCTGCAAGAGCTAGCTGTGTAGGCCCTGCAGTTCCAAAGTTTTCTTCTGCCTGAAGCTCCCAGCGAGAAATGACTACTGGAAAATAATCAAATCCTGTGACCTTTAAAAAGTCTGTAAGCCTGTTCCCTTTCACCTCACCGTTACGGCTAATCTCGCGAATCGACATTGTCGAAAGCTGTCCACTGGCCGTAGCAAATCTTTGAATGTAGGTATATGAGTGAAACTTCTTATCAAGAGGGTCAAGAAGGTTTGCATTTAAAGGCTGAAAGTTTTTATTAGGTACGATCACAGTCGTAAGGTACACGCGCTCATTGTAAAGTGATTTGTCGTAACAAGACTTTACATAAGGGTGAATGTTGTCCCAATTGATTTCGCCGTCTTTTGTATAAGTCGCATAGTTGTCCACTACTTGTTTTACCGTGTAGACAAAGTCTCTGCAGAACATTTCTGGCCTACCTTCAGCATCACAGGCAAACGAATAAGTTCCCATAGCCAGAGGATAAAACCAAAATCCATATATCTCATGTGGAAGCATAAGAGCGGCACCAGTAGAAAACGTAAGTGCATCTCGGTAAATTAAGGGTAAAACTCGGTAAGTATTGTTAACCTTAAAGTTTTCTGAAAGCACGTCATCTTCATTCTTAAGAAATTGGCGCACCTTTGTATTACGTGCCGAAAGAGGGTTAGTTACCATAGAGGCAAACCACGCTCTAGTTTTAGGGGTCGCCCCGTTAAACATTCCGGCCGTGGAAGTTCTTAATGCCATTGCAGCATTGTTTTTAAAAACTTTAGACTCAAGCTTTCGATGTAGCTTTTCGCTTCCATTCTTAATTGCTCTCGGATTGACAAAACAAGCCGCTAGCCTAAATTCAGGAAGAAGAGCATTCAATTCGTTAACCATACCGGCACGAAGATGCTCAACCTCTGAGATGCTGCAAATATATGGTTTCATTATTCCCCGCTTGCGTTTTCCATTTGGAAGGCTTTCATTTGCTCTTGTATAGCATTAATTTCTTCAAGGGTAGTGGCATTTGCCATAGCTTCTGTAAGCTCTTTATATTTGTTAAGAGATTCCATAGCTTTCTGCTTGAAAGGCATAAGTGCATCTGCAGCTTGAGAAGCTTTTTGATCTGTCTGACCTTTTGTCATTGAACTTGTATAAGCCGCGTTTGACTGCGCCCCTAAAAGTGAGCCTTTAGCCGCTTTCATTGCAAGGTCACTGTCAGTCTTAATCCCTGCAGACATTCCCGAAGATGTCGCTGCTTTTCCTGAAAGTGAACCTTTAGCCGCTTTCATTGCAAGGTCATTGTCAGTCTTAATTCCTGCAGACATTACCGAAGATGCCCCTGCTTTTCCTGGAAGTGAACCTTTAGCCGCTTTCATTGCAAGGTCATTGTCAGTCTTAATTCCCGCAGTCATACTCTTGTTAGACTTAGCAGAAGGTAAAATACCTACTCCGCCAACAACTGCTTTTCTTTTTCCTTTGGCAGGTGCTTTTTGGCTTGCAGCCATACCCACTTTTCTAACTTTCTTTGCCATATAATTTCCTTATGTTTAGTTTGCTATACCTAAAATGCCTTCAATTCTGTCAATTTCTTGGTTTTGGGTCTGAAGATTCGATGATATAGAAGCCACCGCCCCTCGATAAAAGCTAAGGTTTTTCCCTCTAGTTCTTGTCAGTCCGCCGCCTGCTTCATGATATGCTAATATGTCTTGCCCCCATTTAAGTACTGGCGTAATCTGAGCAATATTTTTTTCTGCACTGGAAATCTTCTGTTCATAATCTGCTCGGATGTTATCAGTAATCCCCTTTCCGGCCATTTGGTCTGAAAGGTCTGACATAATAAGAGCATTTGATAATTGGGATGCTGTTACATTTGCTTGATACTCTTCTCTTCGGGCCTTGGCAAAATTTTCCTGCTGGGCAATCCTTGCCTTTTTATTTGCTTTATCTGCATCTTCTTTACCCGTAAGCTGGTTCCACAGTCCCATCTAGCATCCTTTTATTTATGATAGATGATTAGAGTTTAACACCCGATTTGATTGCGTGTCATCCGAAATATGATACCCTCGGTTCTGCTCCTCGCGCAGCTTCATAGCGACTAGAAGTGTAATTTCATTGATGTCTCTACGGTTTCCGTTTTCATCAAACTTGAGTGAGTCTAACTCTCCGCTTGCAGATGCAGCTTCAGTGAGTTCGTCGGTATCTACAAAAGTCTGGGCAAGAGCATCGGCCCTATCGGGTGATCGACCAAGCCTTTTTCTAATGTCTTCTTTAGGTTCTAGCGAGAAGACGCTGCCTCGGATATTTAGTTTAGGCGCAAGTAGGTCTTCTTTGAGCATAGGGTCTGCAGGGAGTGCCCCGCCATTTCTTACCCAATCTCGAAGGCGGACGTACATTTCAGTACGAATATTTGCAAAGCTATCTGGCTTAGTCGCAGTCTTATTGTAGATGACGGATATTACTGTCAAGTTTCCATCTGCTTTAAGGTAGTCGATTACTGAGAGACCGTATCCTCCGGTTCCATCTACTTTAACCTTCATTACCTTACGGGCAAAAGCTTCCCTCTTGACTGCTCTTCCGACTGCAGGCCCATCGGCAGACGGGTCTACTTTTACAAATGGGAAGGCTTTAAGTCCTCTTCTGACCGCGATAATGGTATCATCCCCTCCGCGGGAAACGTCCACACCAATGCTTGGCTCCATGTGGTTAACGTGAGCATCTTCGTAGCTTCTCTTCATGGCTTCGTCGATTTCCCACTCAGCTAGTAAGAGCTCTTCAGACGTATCAGGGTACACTCCCAGAATGTTGATCTTAACAACGGGGTGCTCTCGCCCACCGTATTTATCAATAACTCCTTGGGCCCATTCTTTTGATACACGCTCTGCCCTGTTAGGGTCTAGAGGGTCAGACGAGATGTTGATCATCTCCCATTGTCTTGCCTCTGCAGAAGGGTTTCCTGATCGTTTAGAGTTGTAAATTCTATAGAATAACCCTTTAGGTTTCTCGGCGTTACAGCACACTAGAATGCGGGCAAATTTAGGGACATTAGGGTCTAAATTCTCATTGGCCAGAATGGCATCGGCAGTATCCCAAAGACTGTCAGATAGTGAACCTGCCTCATCTACGAAGAAGCCTACGACGTTAGCGTGAAGCCCTGCTAGTGCAGACTTCATCTCTTCTTCATTGGCACCTTTTGGAATACTTCTGGCAGCAATGAATGGAATCGGATTGCCTTTAATTTCAATACGTGTAGCAGAGTGAGTCAGTGTGGCTTTTAGGATGGGAGATTTTTCGATGAACTTAACCATCTCCGCCCACAAGTTATCTCGTAGGTGATCTTTGGTAACTGACATCACGGCAATTTTTGGTTCATGATATAGGACGAGCATGTAGAGGGCACACCCTGCTAGGAGCTTTGTTTTCCCTACCCCTTTTGATGCCACTGCCACAGTTCTTTCATTGGCCAGAAAACTTTCGACAAATTGCCTTTGCCACTTGTCTAGCTTCATATTCAGCACTTCTTCAAAGAAGTACCATGGCTTCACTCTCCACAGCTTTATTTTGTGAATGGGCTGAAGTCCTATTCTTTTATATTCATTTTTTGATTTAGTTTGAATAGGTGCAGGTCTGTCCCCTAGAAGATCATTGGGTGAATACCCCATGAGGATATCTATAGAGTTCATATAAATAGTCCTTCTTCCTTCTCAGGGGTTTTCTCTGGTTCTATAGGGGCAGCCCCCTCTTCTCTAACTTTCAAGTATTCGGCCTCGATGACGTCGATAGGAGTAATGTCTTCTTTATATGACTGAAGTACCATGTCACTTAGAGAGTATTCATGCTTGACGTGAATATTATTCTGGTAGTCGCCTTCAATCTTATTAAGTAGGTCAATTGCTTTAATCCTCTCGGATACACTTGGCGGGTCTGGCAATCTTTCCTGGCCATACTCGTCTTTGAAAGGACGCTCGTAGGGGTCTACGTTTCTGGCGATAGCTGAGAGGATTTCCATGCGCTCTGCTTTCGATAAAATGGCGCTTTCCCTCTTTTCAGCTTTTGCTAGATTTTTCTGGATAGCAACTTGTATTTCATACCTTGATAGAAGTTCGCGCCCTAAGTTCATTAGGTACGCGTCATTGCCTGAGTACCCTGCAGTTTTGAGGGCAAAGATGATGTCACCATTAAAAGCTCGCACGAAGTTGCGCTCTTTAGTTGTGATGTCAGGAAGTAATGTAGGTAGCAGTTTTTCGAATCCGTCCATACTGACGATAATACCTTTGGGAATGGGACGGGGTCAAGAAGGTAAATGTCAGGGCAGAAGTTGAGCACACACGGTTAAGTTTGTCTTCTGCCCTATGAAGGCTTTTAGGCTTCGATGGTAAGGTAGCAAAAAATTTTTGGAGTGTATAGTGGGGGGCCTAGAAAATTTGGAAGACCCTAGGAGGCCTTTAGAATCTGGAAGACCCTGGGAGGCCCTGGGAGGCCTTCAAAGTATTTTTGGAGGTAAAATTTTAAGTGGGGGTGGGATAATAGCCCCCTGACCGCCACGCAAAAAGGGGAAGCCCCTCCATCTTGACAGGCTGCACAACAAACTCTACCTGTCAACTTGACACCTACTGTCAAGCTTCTAAGTCATTGAAAGCCCGTCAAACCTTAATATATCCTCAAGATATCAGACCTTCAAAACATGCCCTATTTGACGTTTGAATGGCTTGCCCCTTGCCTAGGCATGGACCTGAATGCGTGTGAACGCAGGCTTTATATGCATTACATGCTTGTCAACTCTCCATGCTTGGAAGGCTTGGCAGGCTTTACATGCTTGGCAGGCTTCACATGAATGGCTAGATATCGGGACGATTCGCTGCCTACTCTCCATGCTTGGAAGGCTTGGCAGGCTTTACATGCTTGGAGAGTGGACAGGCTTGGCAGGCTTGGCAGGCTTGGAAGGCTTGGAAGGAATGGAAGGAATGGAAGGCTTGACAGGCTCTCGATAGTGGTAGGCGGAGAGGTTGGTGGCTTGACAACTCTCCTCACATGTCAGGCTTGACAAGCTTTACAGGCTTGGAGAGTGGGCAAATTGGCATGCTTGACAGACATTTTCTAAACAAGATTAGTAGTCAGTATTTGAAACCACGCAGGGTGTAAAGGGTAAAAGTATTTGAAACGGGACGCAGCGTTAACTGTGACTTGACAGCTTGACAAGTGAAAAATAATGGAAATCTTGTCAAATTTGACATGTCAAGTGGTTGTCAAGTGTTGTCAAGTTGTCAATGGTGCAAGACGTTAAGTCATTGAAATCATTGAAGCACTTGACAAGTTTTAGTACTATATTCATACTTTACATCTTGACAACTCTTGTCAACGGCGCATGTTGTTAAGTGGTTGAAATTATAGGAGGTCTGTAAGGAATTGTAAGATGACTTGGAGAGTCTAATGCAGACCTGAAAAGTATTTGAAAAAAAGTATTTGAAATAGGCCTTTTTTGCCCTGTAAATTCAATAGCTTGGCGATTTCAAATACTCTGTCGAAAAGTGGTAAAACTTTTTCATTTCTGCAGTTTTACAGCTGCCGAACCCTATATATACACACTTAAAAATATAAACAATTAACAAAGTATTTGAAATAGACCTCAAACAACCTTTTCGAAGCCCTCGAATCACACTCATTTTCTTGACAAGTTTTATCGCCTCACATGCCTCTTCTCTCCACTATTTATTCATTCCGCCCTATAAAATCTTCCCATGCCAAAAAGAACTTGACAAACTTCTCATTTCATCCGATACTGTTCCCATGAAAGGCGCAAAAGCCTCAAAACATACAGGAGATTAAACGTATGATTATCTACACAAAACTCATCGGTCCTAATCATCAATTTAAACTAAGAACAGGCGACTCTTGCATCGAAGCTGCCAGAGAGATGAAAGAAGTATCAGACCTATTCAAAAGCACCGTAGAGGAGTCTTATCGCCAGCTTGAGGCTTGCCCTATGTCAACGACTAAAATGCTTATAGGAGTAAGAGAGTCCTTTACCATGCGCAAGGATGAGTCCCTTAACCCTGACCAAGTTTTTCGATTCTTTGCTGCTTACTATGCCGAACTTGACCACGCATTTGCCACAGTGCCAGAAAATTATACAGGCAGCATCGACAACACCTACAACCGCATGTGTTACGCAATTCTTGATGGCTCGTTTAGTAAGGAATCCGTGCCCTTCAAGTCAGCATGTAAAGTGCTTAAGATAAAACACACGTATAAAGCGATTCAAGCTTATCTAAGAGGCGAGGCATAACATGGACGCATCTTCTAACATCGTAAGCCTATTAGGTCTCATTGCCTGCACCTTGTGGACCGTGATCATTATAAACTCATTAACATCGAAGCCTAGTCGCTTCAAAAGGTAGGAAGATATGCTATATAAAGCAGACGGAACAGAAATCAGTTACAAACTTTTAAACCCTTTACTAGATAAGACTTTTATGTCTTGCATCTGTAAAGATAGAACACGTCAAAGCATTTATCAAAAGGTTTTGCATCACTCGGAGCTTTTGCAACTTGTGGCAGTGACTGGACACGTTGCGTTTTTCAGCAAGTCTAAGTACTCTATCGATTCGCGTGATAAGGTTATCGACTTAGAAGGCATGAAGCTATCTGACAGAGAATTTCCATCGTTTAAAATAATCCAGTATTTGCCCGAAAATTGTAACATGCTCGAAAAGGTTCTTATCGACCTTCCAAAGCTTAAGGCGACTAGAAACCCTCCGACGGCATATCTAAATAGAAATTCGCAGGGTGAGCATTATTTCTCACTATCTAAAGATGACAGCACTATCCTAGGCGTGGATTCAAATTTTTTGAATAACCTAGCAGGCTTTAAGATTGACCTATCAATATGCAAGACAGGCGCAGAACTACGTCCACTCTACTTTCATTTTCGTGAAGGCGAGACATACGTGGTAATGCCAAAGAAAATTTAATTTAAAAAAGGTAGGAGATAATCATGTTAACAATATCAAAACAGACAATGATTGACAGTTACCGGAATATTTCATTTAGTCCAGAAAAGCGAGGGGAGCAAGATCACGAGTATTATACAAACTTGCTAGCGAATGACCTTGAGACTCTTGGAGATAACCAAGGCAATTATGCAGAGAAGTTCAATGACAAGCTTGCAAGGTATTATGCGTGTAAAGGCAGGACGGCTAGCGCCATGATTTGTGGGCCCGCAAAATTCCCTTTTGGTAAAAACCATAAAGCTATCAATTCAGAGATGAAGGCATGGGAAGACTTTACTTCGTGGCGAGATGGATACTTTAAAGCAGTGAACCGAGTCAGAACTAAGTCACCAGAGCAAGAGATTGACAACGCACTGGAAGAACTTGAAAGACTTACGACTAAACATGAACTTTATAAAGAAATGAATAGTATTAAAGACATCGAAGAGAAGCGCATGTTTGCGGAAGAAAATGACTTCATGGATGTTTTTAATTATTGGTCAGACTATGGGCATTGTATCCCATCGTTCAGATTAACGAGTAATATAAACAAGATTAAAAGACTTCAGGAGAAATTGGAGACTATGCGCAAACGTGTAGAAGTGAAGCAATCTTTTGAAGCCATTAAGTTTGACGGTGGCGAGATAGTAATTGAAGACGACCGAGTGAAGATCAAGCACGATCAGAAGCCCGACCGTGCAGTAATTGACGCCCTTAAATCTCGTGGGTTTCGCTGGTCCCCTAACTGGATGGCATGGGTGAGAAAACACACCCAAAACGCAATTTGGGACGCTCAAAACATTGTAGGAGTAAAAGCATGAACCTAATTAAAGAAAAACTTATCGAGTATCTGATGGATAATCCAAGCCTATCTGAAGAAGTGGACTATTTACCAGATTCGGAGAGATATAAAATTTATACAGAACAGGCTACCCAATTGACTGACCGTGAGGCTCTCGAAGAGATTCATGCAACTATGACAGGTAGTGAGCTCATGGATTTCATCGAAGCGTTAGCAAGTGAAGTAGAAAATGAAAGACAAAGAGCCGATGGGTTATCAGACACTCTAGACAGAATGCATGAAGGAAGTCATGAAGACTCTAGGATTATCTCGCATGACGAGAATAAAGACCTTGAGCGCAATAGTGAGACTTTAAACTCAGTATTTGACATTCAGTCAGAAATTAAGGAAGTCCTTGAGAGGCAGGCGATGGGAGTGCAGACATTCGAGAGCTTAAAAGATTTAATTGAGAAATTTGTGGAGATGGACCTTGAATAGTTTATTAGATTACGCCTTAGGCGTTATTTGTGTCGTCATTATGGTTTTTATTTTATCACCTATAGGAGAGTCAAAGCATGAAAAAAGTAAGAACGTACAAACTTAAAAAAGCTAAAGCGAGCTATAAATTTACAGAACTGACTGATATGGCCCAGATTCGGGCAGTTAGCGATTTTACCCGCAAGCATGGAGTACACGAGCGCATCAACTTCTTAGAAGGCAAGCTTGAACTACAAGAGGATACAAGTGCAAGGTATAATCGTTATGGGAAAAGGGAGTAAATATAATGAAAAAAGAAACTGAAGAACAGCGAGAGCATAGACGACAAAAGTTTATGGAAGAGCTTGGGCCATATCTAGCTCGCATACCAGAAAGGCAAGTTTGTGGCTTAAGTGAAGTCGAGCATGATAGCATGAGAAATTCATGGAGTCGCTCAGTTGATATGAATAGAACCTCATTGAATGAATTCATTCTTAAAGTCCTCAGAAATGAGCGCATTTTATGTGCCAAGCTTTTACGTGCAATAGAGCAGTCTTGGGCGCCTTATGACACTATTTCAGGACTAGAGCAGTTTATTGGTTATCCAGATTTTGGTAACCTAGAACTTAAAATTCGTACAGCGGTTAGAAAGCTTGAGCAGCATGGACTAGTAGAGTGCCAAGGAGAAAGAGTTAGAAAAGTCAGAAGATTTGACTGGAATAATGAAGTGCTGGAGGAAGAAAATGAAAAAAGTTAAATACACGCTTATTCGAAAGCATTTCTGTGCAGACTGTGGAGCTGAAACGCATCTAAGGCTTGTGCAGAAGTATGATTTAGCAGTACACGGCATTTACGTGCCTGTGAGTGAGCACACTCTTTGTCCAGTATGTTTAGAAATTAGAAAAGATGAAAGCGAGGAAGCCCATGCAGATAGTTAGATCAGTCCATGGAGGCGTGGATAAAAAGCCTCAAGCGCAGTTCCTGCACCGTAAAGTAAGTGTGCAGAAGCTGCAGAACTTAGTCGACGAGCTGAACGTGCCATTGATCGTGAGAATCATTGGCCATGTGGAAAATAAGGAATCTTTGAATGCAGACGATACTAAACTTCTGCAAGAGCTTTTCTTTTCACACGTACCAGACAGTCTTAAGAGTTCTTTAGTTGTATTGAGTATTGCGGCAACTCATTCATATTACAATGGGGCTTACGTGCTTCGAAAGGGATATGATGGGGCTTGCAAAAACCAATACGCTAAGGATATCATCGAGTCTGCAAAATCAATTATTAACTTGAGTAGTGAGAAAAATAATTTATTTCTGTAGTTCCACGGAGGTTAAAAAGTGGCAAGGTATTTTACCCTAGTAAAAAATTCACGAAATGACCGATGTTACGAGTTCGCAACATTTAGGGCCAGTCTTTTGCGGTTAACGAAAAGCCCTGAAGACTTTACTTATACTGCCAATGACTATTTATGGATTCAGCATGCATTCAAAACACTGAAGACTAGGAAAGAAGCCCTAGAATACCTTTTAAAGGTATTTAACGGCAACAACACTAAGACCCAGCTGGCAATGCTCGTCTACGCTAAATTGGCAGGTTTTTATGTGAAATATGGGGCAATCTGTGGAGGAGATAAAAAGGTTAGCTTTGAAGAGTTTAATACAGTGGCAGTCAAGTTAGTAGCTGACGCACCAAACGAAATGATGACAAAACTTATGGGAGAAGAATAAATGATTAAAGACCTACTTCCACTTATTTACTTTATCGCAATATTAATTATGCCAGCAATCGTCGGCTATTATGCGCCGATAGATTTTTAGGAGAAAGAATGAATTTTACAAAAGAAAAAAGAGAAGAATTTTTGAATGTATGCAAGCCTTTAATTAAGTGGTTAAACGAAAACGCACCGCACCCTCATGTAGAGGTTACCGTAAATACAACCGAGGCTGAATATAAAGAAATACCTTGCATGGTCGGCACCATGGAATTTGTTAAGGATTAAGGCTGAACTAACCTAGGGGAGATTTAATGAAAATACTCAAAGAAATCATTTGTATTATTTTTGGTCACAGGTCGATTTGTTTAATGAGGCACACTATGATTAACCACTACGGGGAGCACCATACGACTATTAGTGGATGGGTTTGTGAAAGATGTGGACATCAAAAATCAGAACAATGGGATACTTAATTAAGGAGTAAATATTATGTTTACAGAAACAGTCACGATAAGTCTTGAGAGATATGAAGAGCTTAAAAGGTTTGAGACATTGGAAAACACTTCACACATTGCCCGGGTTAAAAAACTAGAAGAGTTTATCGTAAAAGCGTTTAACACATGCGACAGAAGACAATATGAAGGCTATCTGAATA